GTAGTAAACTGAGAGTACTGAGAAATAAGTACAATCAGAATTACAATATAACTTATATGTTTAACAATCATCATGATAACGGTAAACAATGTCTAATAGCTGCAACATTTTCGAAAAGATTTGGGGAAGACATACCAGTTATTACAATGGTAATCAGGGCTTCGGAAATTACCAAGCGGTTGATATTCGACTTCCTATTGATTCAACGGATGGCAGAATATGTGTATGGGCCAGACCAGTCAGTACAAATCAACCTATTTGCGACACAGATGTACGGGAATGTAGAAACCCTTCTGATGTATCATACTCATAAGCCTTTGAAAAAAGTACTCAAAGGGGCAGAAGAGAATGCCTGGAATAAAAGGGTAAAAGAGATATGGAAGAAATTCAAGAATGGCCAAGAGAAAGATTTCTCATCTTTTAAGGTATTCTTTAGAAGTTTCAAAGTACTCAGACCAGACTTATATGAAGAAACATATAAATCAATGAAAGCAAAAGAATTACTTCTCGAGTATGAAGATATCGAGTACCCAGAGAATGTAATCTCTTACTCTCAGAGAAAAGCATATAAGAAGAAACTCTTAAAACAGAAGAACAATGCGAATATTTAGTAATTCATTCGAGCTAATGTCTGAATTGGGCAGAGAACTCAACAGTTATGGTCAAACTGTAAAACCAAAGACCTATCAGAATAAAGTCATAGAGGGTAATGAGGATTTTATAACCAAGGAAGTAATTTGCCAACAATATTGCTTGACCTCTTTGGGAGACCCAGTATGGTTGTTTATATTTTCAAAATCAAAAGAATGGGCAGATGCTGAACTTAAGGAGAGAATTGGTTGGTATGATTATAACCCAGGAAAAGCTTGGAAATTGAGAAAGGATTTATGGGAACAATTTTTGGTAGATGGTAAATTTGATTATACCTACCCAGAGAGAATTTGGAAAGAATTTCCAGTTGGTGGTAAACTACCGTTCAATTCTGAATATCACCTACAGACAGTTATTGAATTGCTTAAAAGGGATAATGATACTCGGAAAGCAGTACTTCCGATATTCTTTGGTTCAGATTTAAGATATCTCGATGGTAGCAAACGTATTCCATGCTCTATGTACTACGACTTCCTTATCAGAGAGAATGGTAAGGGAGAAAAGGTATTACATATCTGCTATCATCAAAGAAGCTCAGATTTTGTTACTCACTTTGGTAATGATGTATACCTTGCATGGAGACTTATGGAATATGTTGCTCAAGAGGTTGGAATTAAACCTGGTTATCTGTATCATACCATTGATTCTCTCCATGCTTATAAGAAAGATTGGTTAGCTTTGAGCTCTAATCTGGAAGATTTACAAGATAAATACTAATTAAGAGGGATGTATCTGCTACTGGTAGGTATGTCCCTCTTTCTATTTATAATTATGGAGACAAGATATAAGATAATAAGAAACAAGAAAGAACTCAAACAACTTATTGCTTGTTGTATAGCAACGGGTTATGCTTGCTGTGACTATGAAACCAATGCAGAACCCATATACAACAAATCTTTTAAACCAACAATCTTATCAGTATCTTGGATGCCAGGATTTGGTGCTTCTATACCATTAGACCATTTTCAGACTAAAGAATATACTGCTCCCGGATGGAATTGGAAAAAGATGCTAAGGAAGTTTGGGGAAGAGGTAATCGAAAACTATGATGTAGTTAAGGTTGCCTGGAACTGGAAATTTGATGACCAGATAAACCAGAAGTATAAGATATTCTATAGGGGTACTTGCTTAGATGGTATGCTTGCAAAATACGTACTCAATGAAGAAAAACCTCATGACCTAAAATCAATGGTAAGAAGGTATTTACCAGAATACGGTAATTATGAAAAGCAGGATGCTTTCGATAAGATACCTTGGGATAAAAAAGAATTAGACCCACTTTGCCATTATGGTTGTCAAGATACAGATTATACCTTGAGATTAATGTTATTCTTTGAGAAGAAGTTAATTGACTTGGGAATGTATTCAGTATTCCGTAATTTATTTATGTGTAATTCTCGAGTACTTACCTCGGTAGAGAAAGAAGGATTATATGTAGACACCGAGTTCAATAAAAAGCTTCTGGAAGAATATAAACCAAAGATTGATGCTGCTAGACAAGCAATATATGACTTGCCAAGAGTTAAGAAATTCGAAAAGAGATTTAACCAGGCTAAGATTGATAAGTATATAGAAACTATCCAAGCTGAACTTGAGGAGTTAGATTATAATGACCCAAAAGACAAACGAAAGATTGCATCAAGGGAACAGAAGATATCCAATATCAAGGCAGGTATATTCACAACTAAAAAGGAACAGGATTTGATAAGACCCATTAATCTGGGTAGTCCCGTTGATTTACCTGCACTTATGTATTCAAAGCATGGGTTTAATTTTGAGGTAATCAAGGATAATGAATCTGGTAAACCAAGTACGGATGAGGAAACTTTAACTAATCTTAGGCTTAAGGTAGAAAATCCAGAATCACCAAAAGCAATATTCCTTGATAAATTATTAGAGCTTAGAGGGTTAGAGAAAATGTATAAAACCTATATTTATGGATGGTGGGAGAAAGTACAGGATGACTCCCGATTACATGGTAGATATAATATACATGGTACTGACTCTAATAGGTTTAGTTCTGCAGACCCGAATATGCAGCAGATACCAAAGACATCGGTAGACCCCAATATCAAGAAACAATTAGTTGCTCCTCCAGGATATTTGTATATGGCATTCGACTACTCACAAGCAGAGTTAAGAATGATGGCTCACTTATCAGGGGATGAAACTTATCTTGAAGCATTTGCAAAGGGAGTAGACCCTCACCTTGGTATAGCAGCAGCAAAATATGGGGTACCAATCGAAGAAGCTTCTAAAATATACGAGGATGAATCACACCCAGACCATAAGTTATGGAAGGTAAGGAGAAAGCAAGCTAAACAAATTGCTTTTGGACTTATCTATGGTATTGGTGATGCTCTTCTAGCAGTTAAATTATCTGACCCAAAAGCTGGTATTATAGTTTCGAAAGAAGAAGCTCGTAAGGAAATGGATGAATTCTTTAAGAAGCACCCAAAGATACTTAAGTTCAAAGAGAAACAAGAGAAGTTCTTACGTAAGAATGGGTATTACACCCAACTATTCGGAACTAAGAGAAGATTACCTCAGATATATTCTAACGATAAACAAGAAGTTGCTTATGCTATCCGATTAGGTTTGAATTTCCCTTGTCAAGGTGCTGCAGCAAATATGACAAACTTTGGAGCAATCCTGGTATACTGGTTAATGAGACAAGGGAAATTGCCAATGATGAAAGAAGCTTGTACAGTTCATGATGCTGTTTATATGTATTCTAAGCCACAAGATATAAACACATGGACAGTATATACTATCTGGAATATTCTACGTAACCCAAGTACAAAGAAATACTTTGGTTTTCAAGTAGATGATGTAGATATGGATATGGACTTTACCATTGGTAGGTCAATGGCAGAGGAATTACCATTTATCCCTGGGTATGATTATAATAAGATGCTTCAACCAGATTTCTCAGTTGAGGAATATATGGAAGAACATAAGAAGTATAAGCATATTCACATCAAGCAATTCAAGGAAAGGTTTAACAAACAAATAAAGAAGTATGAAAAAGATTTTGAACGGGCCCACGGTATGGCGAGCTAAATGTCCTTGCTGTGATTGCGAATTTGAATATGATACTAGTGAAACAGAACGAGTATATAATGTTGCTGATGCTAGTATCTTTAGAGTAGTACATTGCCCAAATTGTAAAATTAGCCTAAGACATTCAGATTCAGCAAAAACAACTACCAATGTGAAGAAAGAGGATACTATGTCTACATAAATAATATAAAATTATGAGACTATGACGAATGCGGAAAAAGCAAGGCTAGATGCCAACAGATTATCATCCCTAACATATATGATATCAGCATGCTTGGTATATTCAATAGATGGGCTATTCGATTATCTGGCAAAAGCTAACTTAAGGTTAGCAGGTAGGGATAAAATGTTATTCAATCGAGTAAAAGAACAAATAGGTCAATTGCAAGGTAATCTCAAAATATTAGAGGACTTAGCATTTAACGTAATGGGTAATGATGATGAAGCAAAATTAGCTTATGAAGATGCCATTCATATATACTGGGTTACGTTTCTTGTATTGGTAGATAGGGGTGGTTCAGATGAATTATGCGACTTAAGATTTAAAGCTTTAGTTGACATGATAGGTAAATATGAATCTATTCTACATTTACCTGGTTTAGACAGGGCCTACTTTGCAGCATTCGCTCAAGTATCAAAGGCAATTCAAGAAGGCAAATACAGTAAAGAAGATTTTAAAAACCTACTGAAAGTCCATGAAGATAGAACTGAAGAAACTGAAGGTGAAATTTGAGGGTAAATCAATCGAAATAGATATCCAGAAGGAATTATCTATCAATGAGAATATCATTAATTCTCAGCTACGAGATTCTCCCTCTAGTTATTATATCTTATGCTCACTGAGAGATAAATATATAAGGGAAAGGGACTTGCTAGCAAGGGAAAAGGAAGAAGCCTATTCCCAAGCTTGGATATATTATAAGGATGCTAATGAGAGATGGAA